AAACTAAACAAACTTAATTAAATATATATAATACAAAACATTGTTGTCAAGTTTTATTAAATTAAAACATGGATATGTACAAGACGTTGTATCAAAAAGCATTAAGTGGCGATTATGAGATCAGCAATGTATATGATAACCTAGAGCGTTGCCGTGAGATATCGCACGAACTAAAGATGACAGATATCATTGACCCCAGTTCAAGGCAGATAGGACTCCTATCCGAATTGTTGTACCGCATGAAGCACATGCCGGAGTTAGAGATACTGGATTTAAGTAACCTGAATGAAAAAGAGCCTAATTGATTTGGCATTGACCCGTACCATAAAAGGAAAGAAGCATTATGCCTACGAATCCAAAGAAGAGTTCCGTAAGGCACATCCTGATACTCCTTTAATAACTGATTGGAAACAGGCAAAAGAAGGAGATTGGTGTTTATCCGATGATGGTAAGATAGTGCAGATATTAAAGAAAGGCTGTTTTGTAGATAAAAAGAAAAGAGATAACAATTATATCAGAACGGTTATCGGAATGTTCAATCATAGAGGTAGCAGTCCTTTCGTTGGAACGGTAAAGGATGAGATATACAGGTTCACAAAGAAGACTAGTTACATAGTAAACACTACGGGTTACTTAACAGATGCCAAAAGGTACTTTGCAAAGTACATAGCACATGGCATGGAGCCCGTAGAGGCTTATCAAAAAGCCTTCCCAACTACAAAGAGTTTAGATTATGCAGAGAAAAAGTCAACATTACTACTTAGAAACAAGACAGTGAGGCAAGCAGTGGACAAGGAAATAGAAAATTTAATGTCAGAAGTGGGTATTACGAAACGATACCTCTTAGAGACCACAAAAGATGTTATTGACAAGACAGAGGTCAGGGATAACGACAAATTAAGGGCCATAGAGACCCTAATGAAAATATCTGGTCTACTTTCTACTGAAAAGAAAGTGGACTCAGTAGCTCTCATACAGGAGTTCAGTGGGTTTAGCAGAGAAAAGCTAAAGGCATTTGAGCAGGGAATACTACCAGAGAAGCAAAAAGAACTGTCTGAATGAGTTTTAACATTACCCCTCCACCATCAGAGATGGAAAAGAGGGATGAGGTTCTAGCCAAAGCATATACCAACCTTATTTACTTTGGTAGAGCGTTTTTACCCAATGATTTCCTAAAGAAGTCCGAATCCGCACCATTTCACTACGAAATGGCTGAAAAAATGATAGATACTGCACCCGGAGCACGGATATGCAACATCATACCCCGTGGTCATGGTAAATCAGTGGTGGCTAAAGCGGCTATTATGCACAAACTGTGCTTTGCACAGGAGGGAGACCAGCATTTCATTGCTTGGGTATCTGAAGAACAGTCGCAGGCCATTGACCATTTGAAGTATATCCGCTCTCATTTCGAGAACAACAAGATGATTCGCTACTACTTTGGCAATATGGACGGTGGTAGTGTAGGAAAACGCTGGACAGAGAAAGATCTGGTAACACCAAAGGGTGATAGGGTCATATCCAAAGGTACGTCACAAAGACTTAGAGGTAGGGCAGAGGTAGATGTACGTTATACGGGTATTGTGCTGGATGATTTTGAATCAGAGCTTAATACCAAAACGCCAGAAAGACGTGCTGACATTAAGAAGTGGATCGTATCCACAGTGTACCCCGCCTTAGAGGAAACACCGGGCAATGAGGGCTGGATATGGCTATCTGGTACCATTGTACACTACGACTCTTATCTGCAAATGACCTACGATGGCTGGAAAAAGGCCAAAGAGGACAAAAGGACATACCCTTGGGACGTAAACTTCTATAGAGCAATAGAGAATGGCACACCGCTTTGGTCTTCTCAGTTCTCTAAAAAGAAGTTGGCCGCAAAGAAACGAGAGTTCATTGAGGCTGGACTGGTCAATAAGTTCGCTCAGGAGTACATGAACGATGCTCGTGATGTGACCAATGCCTCTTTTAAGATAGACCGCATACAATATTATAACGGAAAGGTTGAATGTAAGAATAAGTTTAACTACCTTATGGACGGTGATGACGCTATCCCGATCAATATCTACCTTGGTGTTGACCTTGCGGCAACTGCCTCAGAGACTTCTGACTATCAGGTCATACTGGTCATGGGCATTGATTCCAGCAACAATAGATATGTACTGGAATATTTTCGTGAGCGTATACCAACATTCGATGTTCCCAAAGAGATTATCAGACTTGCGAACAAATATACGCCTGTACGCCGTGTCACGATTGAAACAGTTGCGGCACAGGAGATGGTTCGGGATATGGTTACGAGACTTTCCGCAAAAGAGAAAAGACTTCTTCCCGGCATATTTAAAGGCGTTAAGCCTCCATCTCGAATTAAAAAACAAGATAGGCTGGAGACCAGTCTTGGCCCTATTGTCAATTCTAAGAAACTGTATCTACAAAGAGAGATGACAGAACTGGTGGATGAGTTCTTTGAGCACCCCAAGCCTAGGAATGATGATGTCATGGATGCGTTGTACTATGCTGACTATTTTGCCAAGGCACCTAAAAGCTCTAGAACCAAAAGAGAGAACTTATCAATGGAGGACGATGGCCCAACTAAAAGCATTGCTAGGAAGACCTATAGCTGGATGACTGGTGCAAGGGTTTAAATACATTGCACTATTTGTTGTTTTATTGGTAACATAGCCTAGCAAAATACACATGCCAAGATATTCAAAAAGATCAAAGGAAAGACTAGCGACCTGTGATAAGCGGTTGCAAGACGTGTTCAATGAGGTGATACAACACGTTGACTGCTCCATATTGGAAGGTCACAGAAGCAAGGAAAGGCAAAACAAACTATATGACGAAAAGCGTACTAAGGTCAAGTATCCTAATGGCCGGCATAACTCTAACCCTTCTAAAGCCGTTGACGTTACCCCTTACCCTGTGGATTGGGAAGACAGGGAAAGACAGACCCTCTTTGCTGGGTTCGTTATTGGCATTGCTCGCAGTATGGGCATTAAGATAAGATGGGGTGGCAACTGGGATATGTATGAAGAGAAAGGAAGATGGGAAGTAAAGGATAACAGATTTGATGATTTTCCACATTTTGAGATAAAAGAATAATGCCCGGCACTACAGATACCAAAAAGGCAAAGGTGCCACTGGGTTCTTTTATAATGAATTATGGAAGCTCTAAGATGTATCCACAGTTAGAATCGTTGGCAAAAATGTTTAGTGCTGATAAAGCTGATATGTCAAAAAGTCAAAATGTAATATTGACAAATGGTGAAATTTATTTTCCACCAGATGCTGTTGACGAAATAGGAGTAGAGAAATTGGAATACATGAATAATAAAACAAAAGAAAGCGGACATTCTGCAATAGACAGCTTGATACAGAAAGCAACGCTTTCCAATATGAAGATGATGTATGGTGGCGGTATGGTACAGCCAAACTATGCTGGCGGCGGTATGATAGAAGACGAGATGCAAGGGTATCAGAGTGGTGGCAAGGTAATGGATTACATTACAGACTTGCTTGCTGTGGGTACCGGAGGCGGAATAGGGGGCCTTATGGCAAAGCGTGCATTAGCAAAAAGAAATTCTGGAGATATAAAGAGTGATATGCCTTTGGTAGAGGAGCAAATAGATGCTCCAATGATAGACATGGAAGCTGTTTTGAATAGAAAAAAAGCTCAAGATAATGCGGCTTTTAGCATGATTCCAACAGTAGGGGAGTTTAAAGGTCAAAGGATATATCAAGGTAGTCCTGAAATGAGTTCTTATCTAGACAGTGATGCTCACAGTCAGTATATTAAATCTAAATTTAATTTTCAGCAGGGCGGTTTAATAAATTATCAAGACGGTGGTATGATAGGCCCACCGGTACCACCAGAAATGATGGGCCAAGCAATGAATCAACAGCTAGGCGATAGCATTGATATGAGGATGGCTAACCCGCAAGTAGGTGGTGCCCTTGGTGTGATGCGTCAAGAATCAGAGGAGATAGAAGCCGCAATGAAAGATAACATTGCTAGAAATGCTAGACTGGCACTTCAGAAAATGAAATTAGATAGTATAATGAAAATGAAACCTCAAGAAAGGTATATTCCGGACAGTTTAATTACAAACCCTCAAAGCTTGGATATAAGAGATTATGAAGGGGTGCCGTCTTCTAATGACTTTTTACGTCTTTTTCAAAATATGGATCAGTCAAAGGGTGTTCGGATACCAAGGCCTTCTACGCTTAGATAATGGATCAAGACCCTAGAGCCTCCTATAACGAAGAGCTATATCGCCAATGGCGAGATGCTCGTTCCGATTGGGATACAGAAGCACGCCGTGATATAGATTTTTACCTTGGCAACCATTTTACTCAAGATGAGTCCGATGAGTTGTCTCAAAGAAATCAAGCAGACATACCTATGGATAGGGTATCTGCCGCAATAGAAAAATTTAAAGCAGTACTTACATCCAGACCACCAGCTTTTACCATAACTCCCAGAGAAGACTCTGATGTCCAAGTGGCATCATTATGGCGTTCTATACTGGGTTACGTTTGGGAAAAGTCAGATGGTGACTGGCAAATGAAGCAAGCAATACAAGATTACGCTACCACAGGTATGGGTTATTTATATGCTTATATTGACTCAGAATCTGATTTCGGTAGAGGTGACGTTAAGTTCACTTATGTTGACCCGTTTAGAGTGTACGCATCTCCCAGCTCTAGAAATCGTTGGTTCAGTGATT